TCCCGCCTTTTTCAACCATTCAATGGCTTCTTCCATTGTTGCCCCGGCGGGCAATGCACCAACCTCCTCACACCATAACCACGCAATGGCGCCCTTGTTAATGTCCTCAACAGAATACGGACTGTTGGTACATCCGTCCTTTGGTTCTTTGATATAATACTCGCTCCAGAGCTTCGCAATACATTTGATATGAGTATGTCCGTGTTCCCGGTTCTGTTCCGGCGTCCATTCGTCGATATATTCATAAGGCGGTTCTGCGTTATATTCATACGGCCTATCATTCCAGTCGTCGCCCCAGCAATTGTCGAAATCGTCTGTAAAGTACAGGATGTTATCCTGGGCATAACATAATCTATAGATTTTCTGTATTACTCGTGCCATGGTTATCCCTCCAGTTTCCTCAAACAAATAATCAGCTGGCTCCTATATGGTTTCAATGCTGCCGATTCCCGTTTATACTCTGCCATGCTGCTCCAGCCCTCGTCGCCCACAAACGGAACCAGCTTATATTTAAACTTTTCATCCGGTTTCAGCATCGTCCCGGTATTCCGTAACCACTGGAGGATACCAGCCAGCTCCGGATCCACGACGTCAGCCAGCATAAACAGTTCCAGCCACAGGTCGGAATCGGCAGGGCTGACATTATAGAACGTGTCCCGGTATATTGCCTTTGCTTCTTTCATAATTCGTTACTCATCAGAATGGATCATCGTCATCGTCCCAGGTTTCTTTAGCCGCATCCGTTTCCCAACCCAACACGACATATTCATCCGTTCTGGTTCGCAACCGTTTCGTCTCAGGTTCATACCAAAGCGGAATGTAAAAGTCCTGCGTACCGTTTTCCCGGTCTTTGCAAATTTCAATTACATTAGTACAGCTGTCATCCGGAATAAACTCATATTTCCTTTTGCCAAGATGATCAGTAATGGCCTTATCAAAATCGTTATTATTCCTATGAATAATAAATGCTGCGTCAACAATGTTTCCAATGTTACCTGTTCCGCTAATGTCATTCAGCCGGAGGAATCCGCCGGCCTTCCGTGGATGAGCGACAAACGTAACATGGACGTTATGAATCTTTGCCAGATTTTTTAATGTCCATACAAACTTGGTTTGCGCTTCATATTTATCGTTATCATTTCCCAGATCGACGGCCATCAGGTTATCCAATACCACATAGTCGGCATGGACAGTTTTTATCTGTTCTTCCAATAACTTAATTACCTTTGTAGAGTCGTTTCCATATTCGTTGTTATACAGCCAGAATTTACCATCCATCCATTGGGCAATTCTTTTCTGTGTTTCCATGCTGTCAACAATCCAGGAATTACGGAATCGATTAAGCGGAACGGTATGTCTATTTCCGGCAGCCTGTAACAGCATCCACCTGGCAAAGTTTTTGCTGGATAATTCGCCTGAGTAACATACTACCGTCTGGCCGTTATTAATCATGTTCAGCATGATCTGGCTGAGCAGAGTAGATTTTGCAGAACCACGAAGCCCTGATAACACAGATACGCTTCCCTTTTGTAGACCTTTCATGGTGATATCAATACCAGGAATCCCTGTTGAAAGATACTCGTTTTCCGGTTCCTTCAAATTGATAATCCCGCTCATGGTATAAAACAGCGGTTCACCAACAAGCTCATCTTTCACATCCAGCACGCTTATTTCTTTCATGCGCTGGTTGTGCCGCTGCCATCCTGCTTCTATTTCACGATCTTGTGTTTCCGGTCTGTCATACGCGTCCGGTTCATATTTTAAGCGCAAGTCTTTCCACGTGTAATTCCTGCAGCTATTGTGTAAACACTTAAAGCCGATGGCTCCGCTGCTTTGTTTAATCACACAACTGTCTGGCGCTTTATGGTCACCATTAAACGGGCACTCGTCCAGGACATATTTTTCAGCACCATCTTTCCACGACTTTTTTGTGTATTGTATTTTGTGATCTGACAGCCAGCGTTCAATATCAAACTCTTCATATGTATGTGGTTGCTGAAGCGGTTCGCGTTCTTCTTCTTTGGGTAGTTGGTTTGCCAACCACATTAAATTAACCTTGGGAGTAACTAATGGTTCTTTAGGCGCAGAGAGTATATAACTCATCCGATGCGGTCGGGTAGGTGAATTTGCGCCCTTCTGGGCCAATGTACCGTATAGTTTACACACCCTTGCCGGATTAAACGTCCCAGCGTCCACCTCTATAACCTCATCACTAAACAGCTTGTCTAATACTTCCTGACATCGTTTTACAAGCTCTATGTTTTCTTCTGTGTTCCTTAACGCTATAGGATAAAGCAAGTGGGCACCATTTCCGCTGATAGCCTTTACCGGTTCGCTAAAGTTATGGTTCTTTAAATACTTTGCCACCCGTCCCGCTATCTTGAACGCGGCCTTCTGTTGTTCATCGGTTGACGATATTCCGCTTTTGCGTTTCGGATCCAAATCAATGAACAGCCATCTGTACCCTGCAATATCTGTATCTTGTGTGGTAGATGCTCCATCAATAAACCTGTTTTGCTGGGCCATATCGTAACAGGACTCATCTACTTCATTGATGGTCATATACACGTTGGTGTTCCGCAGGTCTACTGTATCGAAGGCCTTTATCACGTCTTCTGCTTTTTTAAAATATCCACTTATTCCACCCTTCCGGTTATTGCGGATAATTCGGACTTCAAATACCTGTCCGGGCTTAAAAATTGTATTGATGGTCTGTATTACCTTTTCTTCGTCATACATTCCCTTGTTGACTTTATTCATACTTTACCCCCCACGGTGACATCCGCTCCGGCGGTTCCGCCGCCGGAACGGTACCGGAATTCTTTTTATCCTTCTTATATTGTGTGTGGTCAGTTGTGTGGTCAGTTGTGTGGTTTTGGCTGTTTTTTGGCATGTTACTATCGTTGTAAAGCCCGTAGTTTACTATAGTTACGATGATTCCGTGTGATATGCGGTATTTCTTAATCATTCCAGCTTTTTGTAGTGTGGTCAGAAAGTTGGTTGTTTTCCATCTACCCCATCCAAACGTAGCCGCCAAGCGGTTTATCACAAAGAAGGCCTGCCCTCTTTTCAGTGATATAGTCTCATTGTTGTAATAGATGGTTTCGTCTTCATATTTCACACAGCTGAGAATGTATATCCAGGCAAGCACACGATTAAACTGTGGACATTTTTTATCGTTTAAAATCTTATTGTGAAAGATGCTACGGAAAATTTTCACATAGCCGTAATCTTTATTTTGTTCCCGCACCACCTTCACCACCCAACAGCTCCACTATCCTCTTTCCCGTTTCGGCCTTGGTGCAAAACTCAAACCGAACGCCGTACCGTCTGCTTATCGTTTCTAATGTCTTGAACAGTGTTTTGCCGGTAATGGCATTCGGTGATTTCTGGACCCGGCGCGGCCGTCCGTCCACGATCCGGATGTCCGTGTACTTCAGCCTAGGATTTTCCCAGAAGTAAACGTCAGCCAGATCACGGATTCCGCTACCATGTTCCACCAGGAATATGATCTGAATACCGGCCTCTTGCGCCCGCTTCAGTTCCTTCTGGAACCGCTCATGCTGCTGGCAAACATTGCCGCATAATTCCTGCAAATTCTTTTTCCGGTCGATAACCAGCCGTGCGTTATCCAATGATTGATAGTCGCCGACATACAGTTTCGACCGGAAATACTTTACGCCAAGTTTATCCAGCTGCTTGCTTATGCGTTCCCATTCAGAAGCGTGTTCCCTGGAATCAACCTGTATCTGCATCAGAACGGCAGATCATCTTCCTCCGGTGCAGGTGCCGGAGCGGGAGCAGGTGCAGGCGTATTAGTGGGCAGGAGTTTGGTTTCCGGCGCTTTGGCGTTGCCGGCCGTCTTATAGTCGGTGAACCAGCGCAGGCGCACACGGAGAGATGTTTTACCGTTGTACTCGTCTTCGACTTTTCCAAACACGCCGCCAATCATCTTTCCTTTGAACTGGGCGCCAAAGTCCTTGGCATCCCAATCAATGGTGAAACCGGGGTTGCTCCGTTCCACGCAGGTACAGAAGGATTTGAAATTCCGGCTGCAGTTCCCGGTGCGGTTATCCAGCACGTTGATGTACTGCGTCCCCTGGAAGGGCCATTTCTTATCCGGCCGCACATCGTCCAGGAACATGGTCTTAAAGTAGCCGGTCTGTTTATCCCGCTGGTCAAAATCAAACGCAACGATGATCATATCGCCGCCGTTCTTATTTTTTGATTCCGCCAGCTTCATGATGGTCATGTAATGGCCACCGGCAGTTACCTGCTCAAATTCTCCACCTGCTTTTACATTGTCATAGTTGTTGGGTTTAATCATTGTCAGTAATCTCCTTTTCATTATTATTGAATCCGTAGTATTCCCGGATTGTGGTATCAACAAATTTCAGGTCATTATCAATTTTCAATGGAAACATACCCATTGGTGATTTCGCCGGATTCATACCGTTGCTCTGAGTGGTAAACCAGTGTTCCTTGCCGTCCGTTTCCGCCAACAGGACGATGGCAAACATACCTTCCAGCGTCAGCTGGTTATCCAGCATCTTGCCCAGGGTCTTAGCTTTGATGTACCCATTTTCATCCCGGTCAATATGATGGAGAAAATAAATCACTGTATCATCGCTGGTCTCCAGAACAGCAGACTGGATCAGGTTATAGAAATTCAGTGCAAAGTCAGTAAATTTATCGTAGTTTTTTTCCTTTGCTCTCCGGAACCCATCAAAGGTCATCAAATACTGGCTATCATCTATGGCATAACATTTCAGTTTATTGGCTCGCAGGCTGGCCGTGATCCGGTCATAGCTGACATGATTAACCAGTAGCATTTGCTTTCGAAACGGTAACGGTTTACTGGCTACGTTATAAATGCCAATCTCTGTTGGTTCAAAATTGCGCAGGCTGGCAGATTTTCCGCTGCCGGATGCGCCAAGAATTAATACTGGAACTCCCATAATAACCTCCTATTCTTAAACCAATCTATTTTTTCTTCTCCAATCTTCCCATGGGTCATCATCCGGGTCGTAATAATCATCCGCCCTGTACATCATCCACTCATGGCAGTCTTTCCGGCCACCATGGCAGTAATCGCTTCCCCATTTATTGGGGATATGCCATCTGCAGGTGTCACAGAGTGACTGCTCCGTGTTGGATAAGTGCAACGGTCTTTGTATTTGCTCCGGCTCAACGGTCAGGCCAGCACTTTTACGCTGGTGGTACCATGCCATGATTTCATCGTAGGCGCATAGCATTATTTGCTCTCCTTTTCCCACGGATACGGATAAATCAAATCTTTGGGAATAATGTTTCTCTTTGTGCAACTTCTTGTAAGATATTTTTTTAATGCATACTGACATCTGCCGATTTCATTTAATGTTGTAATGCGTTCATCACTATTCATTAAATGGTTTCTGTATGCAATTATTGGAAATTCTTCCTCTTTCGTACTCATTCCGGAACACAGCACATCATAGAAATCTAAGATGTTGTTGATGTCTACTCCGTTCATGTAGGCCATGAACAAAGATAAATGCACAACGGCAAGACTAATTTTTGCTACAGTTGACTGAGGGATATTTAAGAAAAATCCGTCCAGGTCATTTTTGTGATTATCTGTAAAGTCAATAATTTCTTTAGGTGTAACGGTTCTGCGGTCTCCGTGAGTAATTAAAGCTCTCGCAACTGATATATACCGCGTGCTTTTATATACGTTATCCAAATCGGCTCGCATAATGGAAATCTGGTCAGAATTACTTCTTTTACGGTTGTTATCGTAAATCCCGTCACTTGATACGTTTCTGCACACCCAACTATGAATACCGATACCGGCCTGTACAATTGCGGCACATCTGTGCTGACCATCACGGAGTATGCCGTTTTCATCTATTGAAATTGCCACTCCTACGGTCTCATCCCAGTTTCCTGCTAAAATATCATTTGCATATGCTTCTACTGCGCCTCTGCTTCTACTACGGTTTTCTGTAGTGTTTGTCTCAAGCAGGTTCGCCGCCATTTCTGGCGTTATAAATTCATAGGTCATTGTCATTTTGTTTTCCATTTACTTTCCCTCCAATCATGTTATAATGGAGGTAGGAATTGGTTCGCACTTATTCCTACCCCTACGCCGTCACAGTTGCCGCTGTGGCGGTTTTTTAATACGCAAAAGCCTGTCGCAGGATATCCTTCATCATGGCCAGTGGCGAATCTGATGCGACATTTACGTGCTTTTCGTGGCCATTGGCGAACCTTACCACGACTTCTTCCACCAGCGGACGGTATTCCAGCTTTACGTCATAACCAGCGGCATATAATGCGGTTTCAAAATGTTCAAGTGTTAATTGTACGTTTGCTTTC